CCAGAAAAGTGTGGTTGAATCTTTAAATGCAGATGTATCTGCTGGTTGGACCGTTTCTAGCGCGCTAACTATTTCTAGCGCAGCTCACGCATATAAAACTTTATCCGCAGACACAAATACAATATTAGTGTACTCCGCATCAGATGTTTACATGCGATTTGACCAGTCAGCTAGCGACACAATTTCCGCTGCTAACGACATTATTATTCCTGCTGAAACTTTAATGAGCATTCGAGTTCCCCTGGGACTGAAAGCTAGCTCAACAACAGCAATTACAGTTCATTTTAAGCAGGTAACTAGCGTTAGTGCAAAAACTTTAAGATTAGTAGAGGCGTAAAATGTTTAGGTCAATAACAAATAATGTATCAAAAAATTTAAGTGCAGGTGGAGAACTTACAGGTGACGTAACTATTACGGGTGATTTATCGGTAACTGGAAGCAGTTCTATTACGGTTAATGAAGTAATACAAGGTACATCAACAATAGACGTAGACAATACAGAAGCACTACTGGTTAGAAAAAATGGAGATGCTGGTGATGTATTTATAGTAGATACCACAAATTCAAATGTAAAAATTCCAAATGGTTTATTAGAATTAGGAACTGCTGATTCATCTTCTGGTCATATAAATGCTTTTGAGAATATGTCATTTAATATTGATACAGATGATGATGATACTAATAGATTTTTTGAGTTCAGTATTAATGGTTCAAGTGGTGGTGGTACAGAGTTAATGAGATTGACTGAGGGAGGTTTGCTTGGTATTGGTGTTCAGCCTTCAGTTGCTCTTCATGTTTCTGGCGATATTCAATTAGACGATTCTGCTCCATTTTTATTATTTAAAGAAACAGGCAGTAATAAAGATATGCAATTTAAGTTGCAAACGGATGGTAGGATGTCTTTATTAAACGATAATGCCGCTACAGAAGTTTTAACTGTTTTGCAGAATGGTTCGCTTGGTATCGGAGAAATTTCTCCAGACGCATTATTGCATTTAAAATCATCTACTGATGGTAAACCAATCATTAAAATAGAGCAATCTGGAAATAATGTAAATGGTGGTGGTCTTATATTTTTAACAAGTGGAACTGCTAATGATAATGATGATTCTGGGGTTATAAGATTTAAAGGAATGAATGATGCTGGTACTCCAGAAGAAATTGAATATGCTACAATATATGTAAATCACGATGATGTATCTGATGGTTCAGAAGATGCTACTATGCATTTTAGAACTCAAAGCGGTGGTTCATTGGGCTCAAGATTGGTTATTCAAGGAAGCAATGTCGGTATTGGAACTAGCTCTCCAGACAGACCTCTTCATGTGAGTGGAGCAACCCCTTTGAGGCTTGAAAGAGGAAGTGTTGCAGAATATGATTTTAATATTGATAATTTAGTTACTGGAGATGCTTCTGATTTAACTTTTGCGGCAGTTACTAATGGAACAGGATATTTATTTCAAACAAAAGATAGTGCTGGTTCTGCTGTAAATGCTTTAGCTATTAACCATGATGGTGAAATCGGGATTGGAACTACAAACCCAGCAAAAGAACTTCATGTAGCAAAATCTGGTGAAGCTCAAATGCTAATAGATTCTCATGTTGCTGGTGGAAGTGGTTCATCTATTCGATTAAGGCAAAGTAGAAACACTACTATTGGAAGCCATACTGTTGTAAATGATAATGATGAAGTTGGGGATATAACATTTCAAGGTTCAGATGGTAATAGTTATGAATCTGTTGCAAGTATTAGAGGTAAGGTTGATGATGGTAGCATAAGCGATGGAAGTATTGGAGGCTCATTAGTTTTCAAAACTGGTTCAAGTAATGGTACAAGATTAATTTTAGACGACAACTCCAGAATCTCACTAACTAATAATGATGCTGGTGCATCCAATACTATTTTTGGCTATTTAGCTGGAGATGACATCGCAAGTGGGGGGAATTATAACTGCTTATTTGGGCAACAAGCTGGTGCTGACATTACTACTGGAGAAAAAAATGTTGCTTATGGTTATCAAGCATTATTTAATCATACCGATGGGGATAGAAATGTTGCATTAGGGTATGGTGCATTAATGGCATTAGATGGTACTGAATCCAGAAATATTGGAATAGGTTATTTTGCTGGAGATTCTTTAAATAATAATGCCACAGTAGATAATATTTTTATTGGCGATTCTGCTGGAAGGGCTGGAGCTGGTGAAGTTATTGGATGTGTTGGTATTGGTACTGGAGTTATGCAGTCTATTGGTGCTAATAATCATACAGGAACGATTGGGATAGGATATAATGCTCTCGGTGCATTGACAACTGGTATTGAAAATACGGCTATCGGGTATAATGCTGGAGTAGCATTAACTACTTCAAGAAGTAATACTATACTTGGATATAGTGCAATGCACAGAGCTACAACTGCATCAGATTACAATACAGCTATAGGTGCTCATGCTCTGAATGGTTCTTTTACAACTGCTGATGTGAATTTTTGTGTTGCTGTTGGATATGCATCATTACAAGGAATTTTAACATCTGCGGCAAGTGGAACTACTGCAATAGGATATGCGTCATTAGCTAATAATACCTCTGGAACTGGGAATGCGGCATTGGGCTATCAATCAGGAGGTAATCTTACTACAGGAAGTCGAAATTTAGCTATAGGACATAACGCATTATATCAAGCTGATGTTTGTGATGATTCTATTGCAATAGGTTTTGAAGCTTTAGGTGGAACCGATGCTGGGGCAAATAATAAAAATATCGCTATTGGTAATTATGCCTTAGATGCAAATATGACTCACAATGTGCAAAATATTGCTATCGGTTACAATTCATTAACAAACCTAGCTGGAAGTGGAGGTATTTCTAATACATTTGTAGGCAATACTTCTGGAATGAGTTTAACCAATGCAGATTATAATACTGGAGTTGGTGAAGGAGTAATGGGAGAAGCGTCTGGAAATGCAATTACTGGAGAGGGGAATAGTGCGTTGGGAGCATTGGCTGGATACAATTTAGAAGGTATAGCTCATTCAAATACACTTATTGGTTATGGAGCTGGAAATGCCTCAAACGCTATTACAACTGGAATTTCTAATGTATGTATAGGAGATGGAGCAAGTACAAGTTCAGCTACAGCAGATAATCAGATTTCTATAGGAACTGGAGCAGTTGGACAAGCAAACAACTCAGTAACACTTGGTAATGGGTCTGTGACTAAGGTTTATATGTCTTCAGATGGCGATGCTGAAATGTATGCTAATGGGACAATAAACACATCAGATAAAAGGCTCAAGGAAAATATAAATGACTCTGATTTAGGGCTGTCATTTGTTAATGCACTTAGACCTGTTAGCTACAAATTTATTGATGACAAAAAACCAGAAAAATTAAAATATGGTATTATTGCACAAGAAGTACAGGAAGTATTAAAAGAAAGTGGTAATGAAGATTTTGCTGGCATTACAGACAAAGGCGATTATTTAGGTGCTGACTATGTGCAGTTCATAGCTCCATTAATTAAAGCAGTGCAAGAATTAAGTGCAAAAGTAGAAGCATTAGAAAAGAAATAATTAACAAACAAGGAGTCGAAAATGGCTAAAAAAGAAAATCAATCGCCAAAACTAACCCTTAATGATGTTGAATATGATGTCAATAAGGATTTAAATGACGAACAAAAGCAAATGTATTTACATTTAAAAAATATTGATGATAAAATTAACCAAAATAACTTTATTCAACAGCAATTAGCTGTTTCTAGAGATGGGTTTGTAAGGTTAATGGAAGAATCGTTAGCTAAAGACAGTAACGATCATTCACCTCACGATATGGGAGATGAAAACGACTAATGATTGTCAGAAGATGCGTTCAAGATTTTGATATTGTTATTCATTTCAATAATAAGAAAGGAATGACAAAAAAAGTTTTATTATCTGATGGGACTTATACATCAATTACATATCCTGACTCTAAAAAGTTTTTTCTTTGGGTAGATGGAGAAATTATAAAAAAATCTGATTCCTTTAAAACTATTGAAGAAGAGTATGTAAAAGAGTGTTCTAAAAAACATTCTAAGGGTCTTGGACGCATCGACATCGTAAAGCATAAATTAATAAATAATAAAGCAGTACATAGATGAAAAATCCTTTAGCAACATTAGTATCATGGCAAACAAGAACCAGCCAGTTAGATGGATGGACTGCTTATCACATTGGTGCTGGGGCATTCTTATGTAAAATATTTCAATGGTTGCACTGGACAGATTTCTGGTGTGTGATGGGAGTATTTATTATAGGTGTATTATGGGAAATATTTGAATGGTTTATAGAGGGTGATGAAGAGACCTATGGAACTAAAAAAGCATGGGCTTATAATACTATGTCTGATTTAATAGTAGAAACTGGAATTGCATGGTGGATGGTTTTATGAATAAAGTTATTAAAAAATTAAAGAATGGAGATTTTAAAGTTGTTAGTACGAGTTATGATATTTCTGTTGATTATAACAGGGATACCAAATTGCAGTCAAGGATGGGTCGTAGGGAGTCTACCTCTCACACCTCAGGATACAGTTACAAATACAGTTTTTATAGAGATAGTGGATGCTGATTCTACGATGCACTGGTATCATGGAAAAATATATGAATATTCTAATTGGTGCTATAGGCATGATGAATGGGAAGATATAAGGATTAAATGAGTGAAAAACCAGATACAGCTAGAAGTTATCGTGCTACTGTTCTTGATGATAATGCCATTGTTAGCATTAACCTTAAGTGGCTTGGTCAAATTGCAGTTCTTATCGGTATGTTGGTATATGGTTACTGGCAAATTGAAACAAGGATTAGACGACTTGAAGATAGCGTTCTTACTCAAACTGAACAAATTGGGAGCTTACTTGATAAGCACATCGTGGAAGAACGGATTGAGAGAAAAGAGCTGGCAGAAAAAGTAGCATTTTATGAAAAAGAATTTAATATTAATCCCCTTTCATGGGGTAAAAAAAGAGGTAAAAAATAGTGGATACAGCGACATTATTAGAAGCATACGGAACTCTTGGAGCAACTGGAGTAATTTCTTTACTTTTTGGATTTATGATTACAAATCTTATCAAGTCTCAATCAGCTCAAAATGAGGCATTAGATAAAATGGCAGTAGATTTAGCTAAAGCAGAAGGGACAAGTTCTAATGTTGAAGGAATATTGCTTAAGCTATTAGACAGAGTTCAAAGAGATTCAGAATCTCAATCTAATGAAAGAAATAGAAGGCATGAAGCCTTAATGAAAGAAGTGGATGACTTATCAGATAAGATAAGTTATCTGTCAGGAAGAATTAATGGGGGAGGAAAACATTAATGGATAGCTTAAAAGTATCTACTGGAAGTTTTGGTAGCATGGCAATCGTTTTTATGGATTTACTGCCATATTTTTTAGGTATTACAATCGCTGTAATGAATATTATTTATTTATATTATAAAATTAAAAAAATAAAGGAATCATAATGAATATAAAATCAATGTTAGTTAAGTTAGCTGAAGAACAAGCAGAAAAAATGAAATCAGAAGCTATGGGTCATTTAGAGTCAGATGAGTTTTCTGATATGTTAGCAACAAAAATGAATGAAAAAATTAATATACCTTTTGTTAAAGAAGAAAAAGAGCAAAAGTTTTTTGAAGAAATGATGGATGTTGTTACCGATTTATTAGCAGGTGTTTTTAAGGATAAATAATGCCTAAAAAGCGTGATTCGAGATTATCTAGATATGGATTAAAGGGATATAATAAGCCGAAGCGTACTCCTAGTCATCCTAAAAAATCTCATGTTGTTCTTGCAAAAGTTGGAACTAAAGTTAAACTGATTAGATTTGGTCAACAAGGAGCTAAAACAGCAGGTAAACCAAAGAAGGGGGAATCTGCTAGAATGAAAGCAAAACGTAAGTCATTTAAAGCTAGGCATCGTAAGAACATAGCAAGAGGAAAAATGTCAGGCAGTTACTGGGCAAATAAAGTAAAGTGGTAATATTATGAAAGCAAAAGGGGTTAGTTTAGCTGGTTTAAATAAAAAACAAATGACAGCTATGAGGAGACATTCAAAACATCATACAGTAAAGCATATTAAAGCTATGGTAAGGGCAATGAAAAAAGGTAAAACTTTTACTCAGTCACATAAATTAGCTATGAAAAAAGTTGGAAAATGAAAAGAAGAAAAAAATCAACAGTAAATAAAGCAGGTAATTATACAAAACCTGCTATGAGAAAAAGACTTTTTTATAGAATTAAATCAGGAAGCAAAGGTGGCAGAGCAGGTCAATGGTCAGCAAGAAAAGCTCAAATGTTAGCTAGAGCTTATAAAAAAGCTGGAGGAGGTTATAAGTAATGTCATTAAAGTCACCTCAAAAAAGTTTAAAAAAATGGACAAAGCAAAAATGGGGATATGTAACTAAAAGTGATTCAAAAAAACCAAGAAGAAAAAGAGGGCGTTACCTACCTAAAGCAGTTAGGGAAAGTCTCAGTCCCAGTCAAAAGGCTTACACTAACAGAAAAAAAAGAAAAGCCTCTGCTAAAGGTAAGCAAAAAGCAAAATACACTAAAAAAGTAGCAAAAAAAGTAAGGAGAGCATAATGCCAAAAGGAAAAGGATATGGTTTTGGAAAAGCAAAGCCATTAAAAAAACGTAAAATGAAAAAGAAAAAGAAGAAGAAATAATGTATAAATTCGGCAAGCGGAGTCGTGAAAGACTTAAAGGGGTAGATAGTAGATTAATTAATGTTTTAAATGAACTTATTAAAATGATGGATGTTACTATTATTGAAGGACTTCGCTCTGCTGAACGTCAAAAAGAACTTTTGGCTAAAGGAGCAACTAAAGTTAAGTATTCTAAACACATGGAAGGAAAAGCTGTTGACTTAGCACCTTATCCTATAGATTGGGAAAATAGAGATGGATTTTATTATATGGGTGGAATGATTCGTGGTATCGCAAAACAGATGGGTGTAAATATCAGGTTTGGAGGGGACTGGAATAGTGATGGTGATACAAAAGATAATTCTTTTGATGACTTAGTCCATGTAGAGATAAAAGATTAAAAATTGTTAAGAACTTAACATTTAGTATTGCATTAGAAATATTCATGTAGTAACTTAGGAAAGATATGGCTTATTGCACCGAAAGAGATTTAAAAGATGTTTATCCATCAATAGATGAGTTTGATACCAAAACTCCTTTATATGGCTGGGTAGTTCATAGTAGTAGTTTATACAGAGCAGATAATTGTGGTCTTGTCACTCAACTCTTTGCAAATGGACAAGACTTAGGCAATGCTCAAGCAAACAGTGGAGAAGTAAACTCTAATGGGGAATGGTATTATGAATCTACTTTAGATGCTGTTTATTATTATAATAGTGCAACCAATCCAAATGATATGCTTATGGAATCAGGAGATGATTGGGCAACACTAAAAACTCGCTATATCTCAAATGCTGAAAAATACCTTGATTCTAGGTTGGATGGGAGACTACCCAGAAAACAATTCAAAGACAAAGATGGTAATTATGACTATACAATCATTAGAACCACTGCTTTATTGGCTTGTTATTTTTTAATTAGGTCAAATGACCCAACTTCAGAAGTTGCTAATGCTTTATTTGAAGAGGCTGATAGAAATATCCTATCTCTCAATGAAGGCAGTACGAAACTATCATGGCAGGTTACAGGGGATTCTTCTCAAGGTGTTATTAGAGAAGTCTCTGTTAGTGGTAGTTTAAGACTCGTAGATACTAGAGGGCAATACCATGATATATATGATAGAGTTGGTGTAAAGATTACAACAGCAGGTGCTTTAGGGACAGCTAAATACTCAGTATGGTTGAAAGATGGTGACAACTTAGGTGCTGAACGAATGAATAATGGTGAAACAGCAGATTATATAGATACCATAAATGGTCAGTACCAAACTTTAGCTAGTGGAGTAACTGTACGATTTGCAGGAGACACAGCAGATACTGCTACGATTAATGATAAATGGGAAATAGAGTTTTTTGGTAAGAATGAATCTATATTAGAAACAGGATCACCATACTCTATGAGGATGACTCGTAGGTAATGGCAATTACTTTTGTTAATATCTGGGAAACAAAAATTTTGGACACTATTAGAACTTTTCTTAATAATGAGTTTGCAGGTAGTATCCCAATATACACAGGAAATTTTAAGGATATGGGCAATCAGTCTATACGCCTTAATCCAATAGGTTCTGATTTAGTTGAATTTAATATAACATCAGAAACTAGAGAATATATTTTGGATGTATCATATACATTTAAAGAAAAAACAGTAAAAAAAGATACTTGGGAACATATACTTCGTCAAGTATCACACATAGAAGCCCTTTTCCATGATAATATGTCTGGAAGTAGTAATGCTTATTTCAATGGAAGGCTTACATCTTGTCGTATTAATGAAAAGACTGGTGAAGAAAATGAGATAGATGGTCTTAATGTGATGAGATGGGAGTGGAGGGGTATGCACTTAGGAAATATATCTTAAAGTAATAAGGAATAGATATGAAAGTTAAACTAAAAGATAAAAATAATAAATTGCCGAATTGCTGGAAAAAATGTGGATGCTCTTTTGAAGATTGGGAAGAACTTCAAAAAGGTAAAAGCATAGAAGTAAGTAATTTAAATAACCTAGATCATCTATTTGATGTATCTAAATCCAAAAAAGGAGATAAATAATGGCAGTCGTAGGACACGCTTTTTCACCAAAAGAATTTCAAGTATGGATAGCATCTGATGCTACATATGCTGGAACATCTGGTATTCACGCTAGTAATATGTATCAACTTGATGTTGATTCAGTTGGAATGCCATCACTCAATGTAAATCAAGTTCTTGATGTTCGTAGTGGCGTAGGTCGAACTTTAAAAGATGAAGATGTATTTCAAGATAATATACTAAGAGTTGTAGAGATTTCTATATCAGGTACAATGCACAATGATTCTGGTCATAATTTATTATTGCAAAATATATGTAATGATGTAAGTGGAGACATAGCAGTAGCAAGTGGTTTCACACCAGCTACTCAGCTTTATGGAAGTGCAGTAACTAATTCAGCATCAGCATTGACAGTTATAGTGAAATCATCAGATCACTCAAACCAAAGATCATTAGAAATGTCAGGAATGGTTGTGACTAACTTTGCATTATCAGCAGATAGCACAGCAGAAGGTGGTAGATATAAATTTTCTGCAACCTTACAATCTGGAGTAAAGCCAGACCTTAACGAATCTTCAACTGCGGCTGGGAATAATGTATATGCAAACACAACAGATTGTTTTTTAAGTAGTGGAAGTGGAATTAAAGTTTTTAATACAGATGTTATACTTCAAAATTTTACAGCTACAATAGAGAGTCCAGCAGTATTTACTGGGTTTTCATCAACTGGGTATCAACAAGTTAGTAGAGGTGCTGAAACAGCAGTTACAGCCGAAGCAACAGTTAAGTATGATGGCAATACAAAAGGATTTATTAATTCATTTGATACTCAAGCAACTGCATTAAGTGGGAATATGTTTGTAATTACAAATAATAATGCCTTTGGCTTAGATATGCAAAATGGAGTATTAACAGATGTTGCTTATAATGAAGGTGACATAATGATGCTTGATATTGCAATGAAAGCCGTTGATGATGGATCAGATGCTTTAATATCATTTGATGTGAGTAGTTAATGAAATTATCTACAGGTAAAGAAGTTAAATTAAAAGAAATGTCTGTTGATGACATGGATTATTGTAACGACTTACCCCAAATGAGATATGAGGGCAACGAAGTTGTAGCTATCACTAATTTAGCAAAAGCAAGAACTGCTTGGATTCGCAAAGGTGTAGAAGGTGCTGATGATAAATTTATTAAAGCACTTTCTGAAGATGAAAAAAATGAACTATCATTGGCTGTACAAGAACATCAACGCTTGGGGGAGTAGAATCCCTCACTCTAGAAACCAACTTCTTATTAGATAAAAGATGTGAGGGGTGTATGTATCACGAATACCCCTATAAGGCTCAAATTCCTGTCTTAATTGAGGGGAAATATACAAGTCGCACATTTAGATCAAATGATGATGTTTGGGATGTTATTCGGCTAATAATAGACGAAACAAAAGAAGAAAATAAAAAGGGTGGAAGTTTCAATATCGCTAGTTCGGTAATGGCACAACTACCCTTTTTTGCTTGTGTAAATATGATAACAGATATTAAAGCTCAAGAAGATATAGCAAGATTTATGTATGCAAGACAATTTAAAATATCTCCATATCAAGGTAGTTATGGAGATCAACCTAGAAAATGGGTAGAAAAAAGTTTTTTATTAACAGGTTTAATAGAAAGGCAAAAAGCAAAGGCAATAAAAAATGGCACAAAACACAGTAGAAATTAAATTTATTGGTGATAGTAAGAATTTACGAATTGCTTTAGATAAATTAGATACAGCAACCAAGTCTTTAATCAATACGCAAGCTAAACTTGTTAATCAGGGAAAATTACAAAAAACAAATTCTATAAAAAACGCAAATGCTCTTAGAAAAATTGAAATAAGGTTAGAAGCTTTAAATTTAGATTATAGGAAGATAGGAATTTCCACACAGTTATGGAATAGTGCATTAAAGGGAAGTGCAGTAGACTTAGAAAGAGTTAAGAATAAAGTAAAGCAATATAATATAGAGCAAAAAAAAGCATCTAAAGGAACAAGAATTTTAGGTGGTACATTTGCTGTCTTAAGGTCAAAAATGCTTTTATTTAACTTTGCAATGGCTTTAGGAGTTAGGCAATTAATTTCATTTACCAGTCAATCTTCAAAATTAAATGCAATGAGATCAGCTTTTGATAGTTTATCTAGAGGCTCAATGGATTCTGAAAAAGCCTTAAATAAATTAAAAAATGCTACTAACAATACTATGTCAGAATTTGATCTTTTGCAACAAGCAAATAATGCTCTTGTTTTAGGTGTGGCAAAAACATCAGGTGAGATGGCTGAAATGTTTGATATCGCACAAAGACTGGGAAAAGCACTTGGAAGAGATACGAGAAGCTCAGTAGAGTCTTTAATTACTGGTATTGGTAGACAATCCAGACTTATGCTTGATAATATTGGTATTATAGTTAAGACAAAAGATGCATATGCTATATATGCTCAAGAACTTAATAAAACTGCGGATGAATTAACCGAAGCAGAACAAAAACAGGCTTTTTTAAATGCTACTTTAGAATCTGCTAGGCAAAAAGTGCAATTAGTTGGATCAGAGGTAAAAAATGCACAATCAGTTTTTGAAAGTTTATCAGCAAGCTTAGACGACACTGGCTCTACTATTGGTGATGCGTTAACACCTCTTATGTTAAGTTTTTCTCATCTTATAATTTACCTTTCAAATAATGTTGGCAAACTAACAAGTAAATTTTTTGGTTTATCACTTGCACAAGAAAAAGAAAAAAGATTATTAAGAGAATTATCTAGTGCAATGCAAAATAATATTATTGAATTAGAAAATAGAGAAAAAGTAGTTACAGCAACTGTTAAAAATATAGAAAAAACTTTTTCAAATGCCTATCAAGAAGAAAAAAGAATGGTGATGGGCTTGATTGAGTCTATAGATTTATTATCCGAATCTAGGGTAAAGCAAATTGCTATTAAAGAACAAGAAATCTTAAGAGAAAAACTTTTTAGGGAAGAAACAAAAGGTTTTTCTGAAGAGTTTATTCAGAATAATAAACATACGATAGATTCAATAGTGTCTAGAAGGTTAATACAAGAACTAAGTGCTAAATTTGATAAAGAAAATCATGAAAAAGAAATTGCAAGAATAAAAGAGCGGTTGTCTATTTTACAAAATCTACAAGAAAAAGAATCTAACTTAGTAAATTCAAAAACAAAAACAGAAGAAGATGCAAGGCAATCTTCTATGGCAAGAGATGCCGAGAATTTGCAAGCATTAATTAAAATCACTAAATTGAAACTTGATGAAGAAGAAAAATTAAAGCAACAATCTGAAGATGCAAAAAAAATTATTATGGCAGGAAGCACTGCATTTCAATTACAGGAATTAAAAAATTTGGAAGATGCTTTCTTAACACATCATGAGCATAATTTAGAATCTGACAAATATTTTGCAGATCAAAGAGCATTAATTAATAATGCAGAACATCAAGAAAAAATTAGGTTAATCTCTGAGCAGTCTAATTTAGCATTAAGTTCTTTTAATAATTTAACTGGGTCTATGGAACAAGGCCTCAATAAGAGAAAGCAAAATGAATTAAATACTTTAAAAGCAACAACTCGATATCAAAATGCTACAAATGAAGAAAGAGCAAATATGGAACATCAGCTAAATAGAACTTTTGCTGATGAAGAGAAAAGACTTTTTAATATGAAAAAAATCTCTACTATTGGTCAAATTGCTATTGACACAGCAGGTGCTATCGCTGAAGCATTACCAAATATACCATTATCTATTCTAGTAGGGGGTTTAGGAGCTTTACAAGCAGGTGTTGTTTTATCGCAACAGCCCCCAAGCTATGCACAAGGTGGATTGGTTGGTGGCAATAGGCATTCTCAGGGTGGTACAATGATTGAAGCTGAAAGAGGTGAGTTTGTAATGTCTCGTAGGGCTGTAGAATCTATTGGAGTAGAGGCTATGAATAATATTAATCAAGGTCAGGGAACACCTTCTATTAATTTAAATATTTCTGCTCCCTTAGTAGATGAAACTGTAGTAGATACTCTTATTCCTGCTATACAATCAGCATTATCTGAACAAAGAGCTACATTAGATACATAAGGTAAAAACATGGCATTTGGAGAATCAATACAATCAAGTAGCATTAAAGAAAATTGGCTTTTTAAATTATCTAATAATAATAGTGGGTATTTATACCTAGCTTTTGCAGATGTTACTTATAGTTCTAATTTTTATCATGGTGCAATAATTGGAAAGCCAGCCATAACAGAAACAATTAATCTTGATAAATCAACAGCATCTACAAGTGGTTTATCTATATCAATACCAGATTTTAATTATAATGGCAATCCAATATCTAAGGAACTATGGGGAACTAATTCCTATTTAAATAGAGAGTGTACAGTTCACTCTCAAATTAATATTGACACTCCTAATCAAATAGGTGCATTTAGAGTGAGTGGAATCAGTAATAATGGAAAAACAATAAAAATTAATATGATTTCACATAGACCGTGGGATAATATAACAATACCTCAAGACAAAGCAGATACACAAGTATATGAACCGATTGCATATGGTGATTTTACCAAGAATACAGAAAGCACAACTGCACTTACTACTTTTTTACCTTCTATGAATTTATTTCCATGTCCAAATGTCAATTATGCAATTAATGGTAAGGTATTGTTTGTATATCCTAAGGCATATACAAGTGATGCACAGCCACATTTTTATGATTCAAATATTGATAAATTTATTCCCTTTACTGATGCAAATGATAATACAAATTCTTCATCTGTATCTGTAAATACAGTAGGTGTTCCTATTGATATGGAGCGAGGATATTTTTGGATCAGACCATATTCACCATCAGGTTTTTCAAATTCAAGTAATGCAGTCGATACAGATGCAACTACTTACGCTACTGGTACTGCTGATCCAGCTATAGCAACATCTGGTTCTACAGAGGCTACAGATACTCTTAGTATTGATTTACCTACTGTTGATGGTGAACTAACAGAATTATCTGTTTATGTAAAAGCTGACTTAACGCATACTGATACAAGTGGTGTTACTAATAGTTTTTTATCAGTTTATAAGGGTAGTGATGATTCAGTTGCTGGAAATATACTTTTAGTTCAAAATCCTAATGATGGCACTGTAAGTACATCTGCGGAAGATATTGTAGCTGGTACTTATGATAACTATAATAAAGTAAGTATACTAGGAGAGACTTCATTTTCTATTAAAGTACGCACAACAGCACAATACATAGGTGGTGCAAGCCCTTCAAATGGAGATGGTCAAGGTGTAGCTAAAATATATGATATAGTTCTTAAAATGAAACTGGCAAACGATACCACTAATGAAAAAACAGCATCCCTAGATAAACTTTCAAAATTAAAAGCAGTATACACTGGAGCAGATGGATTAACAAAAACTTATGATGGTGGCTCTGGTACAGTAACAGGAATACATGAAGCTCATAGAGCATTATTAAATGATCATACTGGATTAGATGATTCAGATGGGGACATAGATGGTTGGAGTGCTTTAAATAGTTCTAAAGATTGGAAGATTAGGTATTGGGTAACTGAGGAAACTTTATTAAAGGATGTATTGGAAAAGTTACAATTTGAAGGTGGGTTTATTTTTAGGGATAGATTTGGGCTGATGCAATATATACATATACCAGATAGTATTTCTGGTGTTATTACACTAACTAAAAATGATATAGCAAATATTTCCATATTAAATACAAGTTTAACTCAACTTCGTACAAAGAAAAATATTTCTTATGAGAAACATCCAGCAGATAGTAGATATATGACAACTCAGACATTTACCAATGCAACTCCTAGAACTACATACAATATCCAAACAAAAGAAAATATTGAAAGTGTAAACCTAGATGCTTATGTATCACCAACAATTCCAAGTACTCCAGCAAATTCAGGAAATAAAGCCAATAGGAATGATGATCATGCTAGTTATTACAATGCAATTAATGGAGATGTATTTTTGGAATGTAGCTTTGATATTGTTAATCCCAAATTCTATGACTTAGAGGTAGGTGACTTTATAACTTTTGACAATGATAATATGTATCCAGAAACACCTTTTGGACAAAGTTCTGGAACATGGACAAATATAAATATGATGATAGTTAGTACAAAAAGAACACTCGGAAGATTAAGTATTAAAGCAAGGGAAGTATAATTGCTAATGATTACACTAAAGGAAATTTAAAATGGCAAATATGAATATTAGAACACCTGTATTTTATCCTGATAGAATAAGACATTTAAGGGGTAGAGGAGACACTAATCAAACTATAAAAACTGGAAGTGGATTTATAAATTTTCAATCTGGAAGTATTGGATCATTACATAATGGAAAACCATTAGATTTATGTTCTTTTGACACAACTGGAGATGTTGATGGTCATGTATTATTTAAATATAATATGGGAACAGGTAATTGGCGAACTACTTTTTTTACAATACTAAATCATAATTTAGTAACATCACAAGGAAAAATACAGATATGGTTTGGAGATGAATCAAATGATGTTGAAGGTGAGGGTAATGCTGATACAGTTTTAAGTTCTGTAGATGTAACTGAAGTTTTAAATGCAGGAACAATAGCCATTGAAAATAATTCAAATATCCATATCCATCCCACAGCAGATGGCACAACGATTATAAAAATTGTTAATACTAGTGATAGTTCAGATTTTACTGGACAAAGATATATGGCTGTTCAATTTGAAGGCAATGCAAGTGCAAGTAGTCAAACAGGAAATTTTGATTTTAATGGCTCTACAGATTTAACTGTTGGTGGAATAGAAATTGGAGAGATATACACAATGCCAGTAGCTCCTGATTTGAATGTTAAAAGATCAATTATATATGACAATACAACAATACAAGAATCATTAGGTGGTCAAAAATACGCTAACTTATCATCATTTGGAAGGCTAGCTAGTACTGCTAGTAAATCTCCATTTAATACCACTTCTGATTTTAAAAAGCCAATGAGTGGTAGAATAGCTTATGATATGTCTTTTTCTTATTTACAAAATACAGATGTAATGCCTGATGAATACAATCAAATACAGTTTACCGATGATTCATTTGTTGGGGATGTGTGGGGGATTACAGAAGGTAATTTTCACCCATTTGTTTTTTCAATAGATTCTACTAGTTTAGGTTCAGGTGCTGAATCTGAATTTATATACGCTAGATTTGCTCAAAATTCATTAGTAATGGATCAGGTAGCCCCTGATGTATTTAATATAAAACTTAAGATTGAAGAAGAGTTTTAGGATCAGGTATCACAATATTTAAATCAACAGCGCACCATCTTATTAATCTTTCAATAAACTGAGCAAATTCTTTTGTTGATAGAGTTTTTGTGCTTTCTATGTTGAAGTGATTTTTAATAGTGGCGTGCATTTCTTGTTCTGTATATCCTAACTCTTCTCCTAGTATATCTACTATTTTCCAATAATAGTTGTTTTGTTGAGCAGAGCGAACACCTGTTTCTTTTAGCTCAATATAATAATCCCCTTGTAATTTAGAAATAGCATTATCAAATTCTGTTATATTTAATAAAATCATTTTTCCATTTTCTACTTTACAAGCAAATCGCAGTTTGGACATATCTTAGCATCCCATAATTTTATATCAGAAGAACTCCATACTTCACCTTCAAAAATATTCCATTTCTTTCGACATTGAGGACACCACCACAAATCTTCATCTGCCCTCACTTCATCTGTCTTATGGTTTTCTCTGACTTTTTTTTCTATAACATTACTACCCAATGCATCAATAACCCATTGGATAGATTCAAATTTCTTCTTGTTGTTTTTCGGCAATTATTCCACCTAATAATAATAAATAATTTCGTGCATCCTGTATTCTGCCTGTGATTGGTTCTTCTGATACTTCTTTGCCGTTTAAAACATAATTTCTTATAGAGTCCATATGTTTTAATAAATAAATAAGAGCTACATGCTCTGCCCCTAAATTCATTCTGTCTCCAATGCTTTTAAAATTTTTAAATTTATCTTCATCGGAAACAGTATACTCCTCACCTTTAACAAGCATAAGTCTATTTTCTTCTTCTTGCATCACTTTTGCCCATTTCATAAAGTCAGGTACTCTCATTGTACCTCATCCAAAACATACACTAGGTACTCTTTCATATGTTTTAACTTGCGATCTAATACATGGAGTCTCCATGTCATCAGTCCCCATAATAATATCCAAAAAAAGTTAGCAAGTAATACATCAAATGCTTGTGTTTGTAATACTTCATCTAAATAATGTAATAACATATTATCCCCTTTTTTATTTTGTTAAGAACTTAACAATTTTTTTGCCCCAAGTTTTCTTTTAGTGCCAACCATAAGAATACATTTATCATTAATTTAAAAAATTCGCTATAATACGCCAATTCATATTTCCTGTTTGCTTATGTGTTCGGCTTACAGGTTTAATTAAGTGATTAATGGGGCAAATTTTAAACATCTAATTCATTCGCCATATCATTTATACATTTACCACAAACCTGCTTACTGCACATAGAGCAAGTAGTGATCTTATCTAAATCACGCATAACATCATTTACTATGTTACTAATGGCTGATAATTCTTTTTGCAATCCAGTTCTTGATAAGTCTGCCATTTCTAATTCTGTATGATTCCAAATTCTACTAACTTTATTTCTTATTTTGTCTATATCTTTCATATTTGTTCTCCTCTATATATGAAATTAATAAATATAATCCTTAAAAGTCAAATGTTTTCTGCTTTAGTTTTAATGCAATCTCCTCATAATCTGCATCTATAAATTTTTTCACTGTATTTTTTCTTTCCTTAACTGTTTCATACCATTGGATGCCACGCTTTTCAACTGCCCATTCAACAAACTCAGCAGGAGTTTTATGAGCAGAGAACTTTGAGGAGAACACATGGCATCCAACGCAGAGACAAAAACCATTATCAATATCCCAACGAACAGACCTGATAGATCGTGAGTAGAAATGATGTGCATTCAGGGGTTTGGTTTTTCGGCAATATTCGCACATCCCATATTCTTTTATCTTGTCTGACCATAGTTTATCTAACTTTTTTGATAATGATTTTTTCACAGACCATTAAAATGGAAAATTATCTTCTTCGCCTATTTCTTCAGGCTTAGGGCTAGTATCTAAATCCTGAGCATCATTATTTTCCAACACATCTAATAAGGCAGTCATATTAGCTTTAATAATAACTAACTCAGCATCTGTTAAGATAGTGTGTGTATCTTTTTTAGCTACCATATCTACAGCAAGTTTTAAACATACTTGCTTGTGTATGTCGTGGGTTCTATCATCTATTGATACATTACCTGAACTTTTTTCACTTCCTTGATATGTTACTTTCCATACAGATTTACCTGCACCCCATTCCTCTTTACGAATATTCACTACATCATTCATTTGGAATGCACTTAGCTTTTCATGTACTTTTTCAGTTGGTGCAAAAAACTTAACTCTTTGACCATCTTTTTTTACTGTATATAAATGCCACATTCCATTTTTACCCATAGCACTCTTAACATCTAATATCTGTACAACATTATCTGAGTCTGTGGATAGTTTAATTGCATCTTGATTACTCATTTTTTCTCCTTTGCTTTTAAAATTATTTTTACTGATTCTGTAATGTCTTTATATCCAAATGGCTCAACATCATCATCTTTATAGTTTTCAATACTGGCACATTCTAGATATGGATTACGAGCTTCATACAAATTAAGATATTCCTCAACACCCTCAAAAAGATCATCCATAGTTTGCCTGACAATAGTGTATTCGCCTTCAGTATATTCATCATACCCATCCCAACATATTGTAGCCATATATACATCCTGATTAATCAACTGGGATCACCCTACAGTTATTACGCTCAAGAAGTTTAATGACCATAATTCTAATTGCATCTATTTCTTCCTGTGTAAGTTCTTCAGGAAATTCAACTCTAAATTTCCCTTGTGATGGTTTAACTAACTTCATATTCGCTCTCCTTTGATGTTTGAAGTTAATGAATTATAATTACATAATTCAAATACTATCCTTTAATTAATTCGCCCCATAGAGATGTTTTACCATTTACTATCTGAACCATGTGAACTGTAAAAAATCCTGAGTGATAAAAATCAACAATGGCAAAAGCATGTTGCCAGTTATGTTGCCTATTACCAAGCCAAGCATTTGACTCTGCACTCATATCTTTTAGGCATCCAATAGACCATGCTGATTTGACTCCGTCAATATGAGTAACTGAAGATTGTTGTATGTCATGATGGTGTCCATACATAACATTACCACCAAGACGAAGGAGATGGTTACGAGTATGATTAATCCCAGCAAAATGATGTCCATGATAAAAATTGAGTTTCCCAATCTTAAGCATTTTACCCAACTTGTGATATTTATAGCCACGATCTCCCAATTTAATAGCATTTTTAACCTGAAAATCTTTAGATAGGTAAGGGTTTTCTTCAACAAACCTATTAAGCCAGTCCTCATGATTGCCTTCAACAAAATGTTTCTCCTTTATGTTTACTTTATCTAGTGATTCATCAATTATATCCATTCCTTTATTTACTTCTTCAATCTCTTTTATAACAAATGGTAATTGATATTCTAATGGTGGTCTTTTTTTCTTCTTCCACTGCCAATGTGAAACTGACTCCCATTCTCCAGTATCTCCAAGATCAATATAACCATCAGGTTTTATAATCTCGATAGCCTGACAAACAACGCTTATAGCTTTCATATCAGCCATAGGAAAATGTTTATCAGGTGTTACAATATACCTTTTAACTTTCATAATTCCTCCGATCTAAGCCACTTTTCCAATGCATGATCCCATTGCTGATAGTTAGCTTGATTGTTATTGTACTTGACCCATACTTGATCAAATTCTTTCCAAAGTCTTTTTCTCATGTGCCTAGCTGTTCTCTCTATACTTTGATTATTAACCTTATCATTATCTATAGCTAATAGCCTATCAGAAAAGCTTTTCTTTAAATTCTTCGATGTATTCACTATATCTCCCCCTATTAATATCATATTTTAATTTACATGGATTCCCCTGATTGGGTTTACCATTTTTATACTGAAACCTGATTTTATGCACATGAATACCTGCATAATCCTCATCTTCTGATTTATGTCTATGTACTGTAATGGCATTATCGCATTTATTAAACCAGTTAGCTGATCCTGATATATCATAAGGGCTTGGAACAACTGGTTTTCTGTCTACTCCATTTTCCATTTTTCTAGGATGAGCAACTATCCAAATATGCATTTCATTAATTTTAGCAAATGCACTTAGCTGTGATAATACTCTTGAAACATATAAAGTTTCATTTTCCCCATCACCAAATTTATGTTCAAGTGTATTCCACGGATCAACAATAAGACCATTAAGACCGAATCTAAAATTTAATATCTTAGCTTGTTCCATGATAGACTCTATGGTGATACAATCTTCTTGAGTCCCTATAAATTTAATATGATCATTTAATATCTTCATAGAACTCCTAGCAGTTTCCTCACTCATTCTATCATCGCCCCAAAATGGTTTACCTGTAAATTTACCAACTAATTTCAATAAGTGGTGTTTTACTGGAAAATTTTCTGCTGAAAATATACCAAACTTCCAACCATATAACTGAACCATATTAATCATCACTGCATCCATCCATTCAGACTTACCCATATTAGGTACTCCAGTAATTACTGTAACCTCACTAGGGCTAACTAAATAATGTGGATCAACTGCTGACCAACCAGTAGACAAGCCCTTAGAGTCAGGTGTTAATAATAAATCTATAGCATCATCTTCAACATCTTGAACCATTACAACACCATCTATCGGATAGGGATGAGCATTACTTACAACATCCTGAACCTTATCCTCTCCATGTTTCATCAGGACATCATTCATATCTTTGCATCCATCAGGATATACCACTCTAAAGCATTTTTCACGCCCTATACGCCTACTTAATTCATTACGCAAGGTTTTACCTGCACCATCAGAGTCCGTGCATAATATCACAGTTTCTGCATTCATTAAATGTTCTTCTGCTGAGAGTAGGTAGCTGAACTTCTTATCACTCGGTTTACTTCCTTGAGCTGGTGCTCCATCAGGAACTGAAACAACATTAGTAAAACCTGATTGTACTAAAGACAATGCATCCATTTCACCTTCAGTTATAATAATTGTTTCCATTCCCACCATTGAATCAAATCTATAAAAACACTTTTCTGCATTTTTAGACTGTCGAAATTTCTTATCTCCAGTTCTTGATTTAATATTAACTACTTGACCATCTTTATAAAATGGGAATTGTATCCATCTGTTTTCATATCCTATTTTTTCAGCATCAATTACTACCCTAGAAATACCACGATCCTCAAACCATTGATAAACCTGATCAGGTAAATTTGTTTTTGGTGGGTCAGGTATTTTTACGATATTATTTTTTGTTAAGTTCTTAACTTTTTTTAATCCACCTTTCCATCCACAATGATGGCAAAACCAAATCCCCTCTCCTGCATTAACTGATAAACATGGATCAGATGATTTTTTCCTACTACTAGAACATTTAGGACATTGAGTTTGTACCTCTCCTGATGTTTCTGTGATATAAATGCCGTTCTCCTCAAAAGTCATTTTATCTCCCTCTTTCAATTAAATTATATGAATGTAAAATGTTGTTAAATTTTATAAGCCCATTACTAGCCTTAGATTTCAATGGTCTAACTGATAACAAATGCTTGTGCCAGAACTCATCATTTAACGCCCATCGTAAAACTTTTTTAATAGTTTGGTGGTCTATTTTTTCCTGAGTGATTAAATAATAAATTGTATTTATAGATTCATTGAATACCTTCTCATCTTTCCACCCTTTGACAATATCAGGAAACCTAGAGCTTTGTGTTTCGTAAAAGTAAGTTACTATATCTTTTAAAAACAACAACTGATCATCAGTAATATCACTATGTAATTTAACTTTACTCTTCTTATTAGAAGTATATATATAACTTATATTATTATCTAATAATATAGATTGCTTGTCATTTAAGGGGGTATCTAGCTCAGAAGTGTCTGTAGGTACTATATCTCCTGTTACCCCATTAGATTTCTCACTATGGGTAGATTCTATTTTTCTCATTACCCCTATCGAAAACTCATGGGGGGTTAGGCTAATATAACGCTTTTTAAATCTGCTTGTATTTTCCTCATTTTCAATAACAACTTTTATAAATCCATAAATCCTAAGTTCATTTATAAGTTGTGATATACTTGTTTTAGATAGGTGTAAAACTTTACTAAAATAAATATTATTTTTTACACAGTAGCCACTTTGCTCAATAGTAGCTGTTATCTCAGAATATAAAAGTTTTGCATTTGCTCTGATTTTTGGGTGGTGTCTTAAGATTGATGGAATAAATCCATAATTGCCAAAGTTCATAATTTCTCCTTTTTTAAATTGGGTAGAGCAGGAATGAAAACCCTACCCAATTTGCACTATTAACCCTTGTAATTTAACTAATTAATATGATCCTTGCAAGGGTTTTAAACAACGATCATAGTATGTACATTTTTTGCCATTTATAACTCTGCATTTTGTATTCGCATACTTGTCATTGATTTTCTGTTTTAGTTCTTTGTTTATCATGACTCCATCACAATTATAACTAGCATCACAGTTAGCACATTCTTTTTTTATAAAAGTATTAAGATTCTTTTTTTCTCTGTTCATTCTTAACATTTACTTTTTCTCCTCTTTTCTTAATAATTTTCTCGACCTTTTTTTTCATTGGATATGGCATTATTTTAATTTCCAACAATGTTCAGCTTTACCATAACCACCTATTTTCATCAATAGTGTTTTTTCAAGTTTACCATCTTTGGTTAAATTAGATAATGCTCTTCTAATTGATGTTATTGGTGTTTTGTTAAAGAAATGAGTATAAAGATCAGTAGGACTTAAAGGTATTTGAAGTCTTTGAAATATATCTAAGATTTTTTTCTCCTGACTTATTACTGCTTTACGGCATTTTTTTAATGCCTCTTTTTCTAGGTTTGTTGTATTATAATAACTCATTTGTTCTCCTTTTAAGCTACGGCTTGTTGTGTTAAGGGAAAATCATTTTCCCTTATTTTTTTCATTTGTTCTTCTTCTTCTTCATGTTTGAATTTTGCTAAAATCATTTCTTTAAATGAGCGTAGATATTTATCAATAATCATTGGCTCTCTCCTAAAAAAATGTGCATAATGTTGTGCTAAAAAACCCTGAAACACAATAGGAACTATTACATCTTCATCATCTATTGAATTATCTTTTATATCATACCATTCAAATAAGGCATCACTTATAAGATTATAAAGTATTTCTGCATTTTTTCTTTCTATTTTAGTCATTTGTTCTCCTTTTATTTTACTAAATACAAGATAAAATCTTGCAGTTTATTTTTTATTACTGTTTTTCCTGAGCATTTTGCACAAATGGTTTTTTGTTTTCCGAATGATGGAAAATTTTCATAATATGTGTATCCTTTACCTTTAGCTATGTAGCGTATATTGGTTAAGTCTATTTTTTCCCAACATTTTTTACACTTAGTACAAAACCTGATTGATTGATCTGCTCTTATCGCATCGTGATGATGTAATACATCCATACTAGCCATTTATTTTCTCCTTTTTGTTAAGCCTTAACAATTTGTATTCATTTTGAGCAAACTTCTCTGCTCTTATTTCCCATTTATTATCATCGTAAAAATCCAATCCATTATATAAAGCCATTTGACTGGCTTGATTGTATTTCTTAAGATATTTTTTTAATCCTAGCCTTTTACGATCTAAGGCATGGCATATCTCATGCAACAATGAAATAATAAATTCTTTTTTGGTTTGTTTTGGATTCAATATAATAACGTCATCCTCTGCAATATATTGACCTCTCAACTGAAACGAATCAGTTATAAAATACATAGATTGTAAATTATAACTATCTATGATTTTATCTATTTCTTTAATTTCTAATTGCATTGATTCTCCTCTTCTTCATCCCAAAAATCAGAATGTTCCCCACATTCAATACAAATATCATAATCTCGATATTGTATTGCACCACAACATTTTGAAACTTTCATTATCGATTCCTATTTTTAAAAGCATAGAGTTTATTGAGGCTGACTGCTTTATCTCTATAAAAATCTAGCTTATAGTTAGTGATATTAAGTTCTGTTTTAAGCTTTGCGATCCATACCATAGGTAGGCAAAGTATAAAACCTATTATAATTGTAAGTATAAAACTCATTATTTTTCTCCTCTAGTTAATTTGAAATTATATATAATAAATATAATAGTCAAGAATTTTCTAATCTATCAAGTCTTTTTTCAAGATTCCAAACTATATTTGAAGGTACAGATTGACCTAAATTATTACTTATATTTATTAATTCATCTAAAGTTTTTTTTATTCTTTCAATTTCTTTTTGTCGCTGAGTTAATTTTTTCATTTATATTTCACCTTTTATAATTTGTGAAATAGTTTCTAATTTATAAAGTAATGTTTTAGGTTCGCCATCTATACCAAAATATTTTTTTACATCTTTTGTATCAAAATTTTTATGTGGCTTAATACCCTTTATTAAAAGTTTTAAAGCACCTTTTGTAGTTATCAAATTATAAACTCCTAATGGTACTCCATTATAATTTGGCTTTGATTCAATGTCTTTTAAGAATTGACAGTCTTTATCTATTTCTATTTTATCCATTTATAATTCCTTTAGTTTTTGCACCCCAAAAGCCGATTATATGAATCGGCTTTGTAATTGGATATTGTTAAATTTTAACAATTTATGATTTTATTTTACCTTATGTATTTTGTTATTTTTCATGGTTACTTCAGCAAAAAATTCACGACCTTTTCTCTGCTCAAACTTTGGATACTCAGGTGAGTAAGGTCGATTACAGCCACAAAAAGTGCCATCAGGTTTATATTCATTGCCAAAAAATGAAGTCTCAGTATAATCTAATGGTTGTCCAACAGATTCCTTCAACTGCTTTTTTGATTTATAATTTAATATCATCATTGTTTTTCTCTCCTTTTATTATTTAATATAATCTTGTGAGCCGAGAGGGAGTCGAACCCTCGATTATTAATCTACCATTTTACCCATTGTTAAGAGGGGCAACAAGGCTCTATTCCTTACGCTCTGTCCAATCTTAAATTGGCACACTCTACTTCTAGAGTCTTTCACACATTTCCATAGATTTACTTTTCACCTTGTATCGGCTCTGCACCCAAAAAGCCGACTATATGAGTCGGCTTAATGGTCTATGTGGTTATGAGGACTTTGCCTATGCTACTTTTCTATGCTTACTCTCCTTTTGTTCAAATGAAAATATACCTTGATCAAGATCATCACAAGTATTTCTTATAATAGAGGTATCTACTGAATGCTTGTCAATTAATTCTGTTAAATCTTTCCAAAGATCAAGATCATTTACTTTTTTCTCTTTCTTTTCTTCAACTACCCTAAACTTACCTAAGTCATCTTGATGAAATTTACCTACGAATCTTTCATTATTAACATCATCAATCATTGGCTGAGTCACTTTTTTCATTGTTACTTGTCTAACATTAACTAACTCGCCTAATAACACTTGCTGAGTTTGTTTTGTTTTTATAATAGTCTGCAACTGTTTTCTAACAAATACCTTTACATTAGCTATTCTTTTTTGTGATCTAGGGTCTTTATTAGCCAATATACGATCAAGTTCATTTGTTAGCTTAGTGGTATTGGTTTTTTTATCTCTATGAAAAAAGTCACGCTTAATTAACTGAGTCATATTCTTAGTTAATTTTTGAAGCTGAACACCATCGGTAAAAAACTTTTTAACTTCTGAGTCTTTTACTTTTGTTAGTGATACTGTAACTGGTTTACCATTTTTATTAGACATTTGATTTTCTCCTCTTTGTTTTGTTTTAATAAAATATCTATTTCAAATTTTATAACATTTAAAATAAAAGTCAAGTTTTTTTTGTTAAATTTTTAACAATTTTATAATTTCTAAAATATACACCAAAAATATAAAGCAAAAATATAAAGCATAAATATAAATGAGACTCATTCTCATTATGAAATATTTGATTTATCTATTTTTGCTATTGAGACTCATTCTCAATAGGGTTTTTATTGAGATTCATTCTCAAAAATATGATAATGAGACTTATTCTCAATAAGATATTTAAATCTTTTAAAATGCTCAAAAAAGCCATTTTATTTTTTAGCTTAAGTCACTATTGCCTAACCTAAAAAACGACCGAGAATCGCTAAATTTGAGCCTTATTTTTAATCAATTTTCAATAAGCACAAACAAAAAAAGCCCCAAAAAAGGGGCTTTAATTTTTTATTTAAATATTTTTAATCCTATGTATCTAAAAAGTAAAAAGCCTAAAATCATAACGATTAATTCTATTAATGTAATTAACATATTTTTTATTCCTTGTTAATTTGTATTTATACCCAAAAAGCCCCTAAAAAGGGGCTTAAATAGGTTTTTATTTGTTTAGTTAAGGATTGACTACAAATGGATTTTTTTCATTCAATTCCTTTTGAATTTTAGCCTGTGACATTTTCGCCCTTAAGCCAACAATTGTATTTTTACCATCATTTTGCATTGTTCTCAAATCTGTTTTATCACCGTCAATTACTTTTAAATTGTTAAATGTAGTCGGGAGTTTTGCGTTTTTATCATTATTTGTATTGAATACCATCGCTACATTATAACCTTTTTTAATTTGATCGTTTGTAGTTTCCCACTTTCCCCAATGTGAATAAGTTAATTCATAATTGTTTGGTGTTTTCCTATTGGGCACTTTTGAATAATCGTAAAATGTAACATCTGGAAAAAGCTCTTGAATAGTACAATTCCCAAAAGATTTAATTTTAATTCTTTCAAATGGTAAATCACTATATGCGTTTAATCGAAATGTAGGTTCAAATCCATAATACTTTGAGTATTCAATAGCCTTGAAAATATCCTGAACTAACTCAATAAGAAAATTATCTCTATCTAGAAAGAATTTTCTAGTTTTTCGTATTCTAGCTTTTTCGACTACCTCAAAACGCCCGTTCCCGTTATGAGCAACACAAACATAACTACAATTTGATTTATTAGGGTTTTTTTCATTTATGCTAACCCTGTTAGCCATTGCACAAACATTAAAGCCCGAGGTATCACTCGGAGCAAGGCTTAAAAAATAGGTGTGAACTTTTAAGGCTAGATTTTTCATCGCTTTTATATTGATATTAGGTGGACTTAGTAGTTTCCCCTTATAGTGTTTAGTCATTGTTATTTACTCCCTTTTGTTATTAATACTTTATTTAATAATGGTAAATTCTGATCCTGTTTTATTTCATCGATATTATTTTGAATATGATAGTGAATATCTTCCATATTATATCGAATATTCTCTATTGATATTTGTATATTATCAGTAAGGTTATTTTTTTCCGATATATGATTTAAAATGTCATCAGAATTATCTAAAATGTCAATAAGTTCGCTAATTTCAGAAAATGCGTTTTCTAAATGCTTTACAGCTTGTTTGACTAAATAGTTTTGTTTCATTTTTTAAACTCCATTTTTTAATTAATAATGTATATGAAAATATATTGAATACATTAATATGTCAATAAAAAATTGTTATTTTTTAACATTTTTTTATTTATTTTAGCTTATTGAGACTAGATTAATTCTATATCTATATTTTATCTATGAATTAAATTAGAATAGCTTTTAATGGCTGAAAATCGACCTGAATCCTAAAGATAATCAATTACTAGTATATAGACATCAAAAACTTTTTTTATAGCTTTTTAAGGGCATTTTATAGAGTTTACTCTCTGAAAGATTTTAGGTTGTTGAGTCTCATTCTCATTAACTTAAAATATTTTACTTGACTTAATGGAATTTAATTTGTATATACAACCATCTCACCTAAAAAACAATAAAAAAGATTTATTTATTTTTTCCTTGCATCTTGTTTAAAAATTGTTAAATTATGAAAATATTTAAAAAAGTACTTGACATTGACCCCTAAGGAGTGATAAATTCCACTTTATTGGTGTTAAACAGCATTCCCCATAAAATGCGCCATAGGAAAGTCCTAGAGGCTGTTTTTAAAAAAAGTTCCAAAAGAAGTTCCAAAACCCTTGTATAAGAATAGTAAGTTCCGTATAATATACCATAATGAGTGTTAATATACCATCAAAGATCAAACCCTCAATGGCTATTGCTATAGACCTTTTGGTTAATGACCCTGAGGCTAAAATAACAGAAGTTGCAGATAAAGCAGGGGTAACTAGAGCTACAATACATAATTGGCTTAAAGACCCTGAGTTTGTAGAGGTATTCTATCAGAAGTATATGGTTACTTTTGGTTCTAGGCTACCAACTGTATTAAATAGTATGGTTAGAGAGGCAGAGGCAGGTAATGTACAGGCTGGTAGGTTAGTCTTAGAGCATTCAGGCAAACTTATTAAGAGAGTAGAGGTAAATAACCACCAAAGTCCTTTTGAAAAGTTCTTAAGCTCTCAAGTATCGGATATGGAAGAAGTAGATGTAGTGGATGTTGAGTTTGATGATATAGAGGTGTTACCTCAAAGACCTATTATACCTGATAAACCAATTACTAAAGGGGAATCAGCTCGCCAACAAAAGAAATTAGATAGAAAAAATGAAAAGCGTAGAGAGGCTAGGCGTTGGAGGCAAAGAGCAAAAGCCGTAGGTATTGAAAGCTCAAAAACAGGAAGGCAAACCCCAGCACAAAGAAAGGCTTGGCAGGAACAAATAATAAAAAGAGAAAAAGCACTTAATCTTTCTTAATAAAAGTTTTAACATCGTAAGATTTGCATTCAGGACATTCCTGTTCCCTATCAGCTCCAACAGCTAATACTTCCCATGCCCAAAAACAATTCAAGCAAAAACAATGCAATATGTTGTATTTTCTCATAATAAAATAGTGTCATCTATATCCATATCATCAGGAACTAACTGACAGTAGCAATGATCCTTACAAATACTCCAACCTGATCCTGGCATTCCTCTTTTTTCCCATCCTTCCCATGTATCAACCTTACCAGCAACACTAATACAGTCATCACAAGGGTTTTTAGATATAGCAACCCATCTTAAGCTTTGCCCCATTTTTCCAGCTCTGCGGAATGCTTGATTAATTCCTCCCACAATTCCGTATTTAATTGCATTTCTAAGTTCTCCGAATATCCTTCCATTGGATTCAAGGTCTTGGCTAAGAACCCTAATAATTGATTGTTCATCAAGCCCAGCTCTTCTAAGCCTATCAATTTCTTTTCTAATTCTTTGATTGAAGATTCTTGAGTCGTAAGACATTCGAGAAGTAATCGCAGTAAATAATCTTCTATCCTGTTCATCTAAATTATCTCTTCCATTTGCCATAATATAGTTCCAGTAATTTATTTAATACAATGTTTATTATTTTTTTAATGCTTTGTTGATATCTTGCATAAATTTTTTATCTATTTTTTGCTTATTTTTGAGGGTAGTTTGAATAAAAGGTCTTGCTGGTACTGTTTTATTTGGAATCATTGAGTCTGGTTCAGTTTTAAACCCCTTATCATGTAAATCGCCATAATATAACATTTCTAAAGCATTCTTTTTCTGCTTAATGCTTTTATAGAGCTTACCAGATGCTTTTAATGGTGGGCTTGTAGGTTGCGTTCTTTTTTTTCTAATTAAAACTGTACTATCTTCTAAGTCTGGTGTCAAACCTGCATTAATTGCTTGTTTACTACCCTCAGCAGAATCCTTTGCGTAACTAGCCGTATATCCATCAATAAGGTTATTTAGTTGATTAGATAATTTATTAAAACTAAAATTAGTCTTTATCTTTAACTTCACCCCAAAACTCCTCTCCTAACTTTTTTGCCTCAAGATATTTATTTATATTTTCAAGAATACCTCTTTCTGCTTGTTTTTCTGCCCACTTAACTGGATCATCCATAACATCTTTTAAAGTTCCTGTAAATTTAAATTCTATATTATTGATCTTGTCCAGTTTCTTTACGGACTTTCTCAAAGATTGACTGAGTGCTTTCTTGCTCATTAACTTCCCTATTATTATCTATAATGTTTTGTGCTTGTTCTACTGTCAGGTCTTTATTTTCCCTAACCATTATCTTGGCTCTAGTTGTAAGATTATTTTGAATATCAAATTGATCTTTAAGAATTTGATCTTGAACTGTTTTAGGGTATTCAACTTCTTCAAAGTCTACACCAAACTCTTCAGGTAAAGCAATTCCATTATATTCAGCAATAACACGCTCTACTCTATAGAAATCTTTTTCATACAATCTCCATAGTGCAATATCATCATAATAATCTTCTTTTCGTTCCATATCTTTAATCATAAGTGAAATGCCACTAGGTACTTCACCACCTGATTCTGCCCATTGCATCCATAAATGATTATTAGATGCTACAAGTTCTATTTGAAATTTAATATTATCAATAGCCTCTTTAATATTTCCACTTGGACTTGTTATGTTATATGCTCCATCTTCTCCCATATCTAAAATAGTATTAGAGCCTGCTCTTAACATACTTTGATCTGCTCTTAATCCTGTAACCCACGGCTGACCAAACATATTAAACCTCATTCCAAGATTCATTTCAGTTAATGCAATATTAACTTGTTCGTTACAATTTATTATGTCAGATGCACCTTCAACAAAAAAAGAATCTACTTGATCTTCCCTATGCGTAAATACAAATGGTATTATTCCATAAGGATTGTCTACTTCCTCTATCACTTCTCCTTCTTCATTCATCATTCCATACTTTTCATTATCCCAATACTCCCATTGTAAGTTATTGGCATCTGATAAATCTGCTGTATTATTTAATAAAGGATATGTAATAGCACTAGGAGTAAATGGATTTTCATCAAAGTAAGCCTCAAAGTAATATATAGGTCTGTATTCAAAAACTCCATTCATCCAATATATACGATTTGCAATAGTACCAATAAGTCTAGTCATTCTTTCAGAATGTTTCATTCTTACATCTTTTGTTGGTGTTAGCTCCTCATATCTTTCTGAAATATCACCAATATTTCTTTTTGCACCTAAGCTATATATTCTACTTATTTTATTAATAAACTTTCTTGTAAAATTTGTCATACTTGAAGGAATTTCAGAAAAAGCATCTCCACTGAAGTATTGATTAACATATTGCTCTGTTGATGTTCCTGAATAATAATCTAAATGTTTTCTTATCTCCTTCCTTCTTTCATGCGACATCAGTAACTTGGTTTCAAGTAATTTGTCTTTTAATAATTTCTTTATCATCTTTGTATCCTCTTCATTTCTTGGTTTCTCATTGGAAATCTATTGGTTATGAAATATCTAAAGGCATCATTGCCGTGATCATGATAACCATCTTTTAATGGTTCTTCTTTTATAGGTTTGCCATCTTCACTTTCAGGATACCTATACTCCTCAAAGTCCTCTATTAATTCTTTGCATTTACTATCTACATGAATACGCCTAATTCCATCAGCACTTTCAAAAAAGCCTCTAACATATGCTACACTTGCAACAAGATTCCTACTTGTTCTATCTCTAGCACAAAGAATCCGTATGCCACTACGCCTAAAAATTTCCATATCTCCAGCACCACTTTGTCCTTGAACATTGCTACCTGCTGGATCACCATAAAAAGACATAATAGGATAACCTTTTGTTTTAATCATCTTAATTAAATCTTCTGTTTTAATATTTTTTTTATGTAGTATGGAATCAAATACTCTTATATGTTCAATATCTCCATCCCAATAGGTTTGTAGAAATAAAACTGCTGGCATACGATAGCCGAAGTCAATAGAGCAATATGTAGGAAGATTTGGATCATATGGAAAATCTCCAGTGTCTAAATCTCTATTAAAATCCCAAACTTTACCCTCAAATACAGAAAATTCTGCTCCGAACTCCTGACCAAAAAGCTCTTTAGACATATTTCTTTTCCTTTCAACGATAGCAGGGTCACTTAAACCTAATGGAAATTCATGCTCATTAACCCATGATGGTGATGTATGACTTTCCCACATTGGATCATCAGCTCCAAGTTTAAATAAATCATATATCCAATTTCTTCCTTCAGGTGTAGTAATAAAAATAACCTTTCCTTTTCTACCTGCTACAGTTGGAGATAAATACATATCCCAAATCTTTTTATTCATTTTAGCAACTTCATCAATTACAAGTAAATCAAGTCCTTCCCCCACTAAACTTGAAGGATTATCAGCAGACATCCCCTCAACTATAGTTCCCCACTTAAATCGAATGTACATATCTTTTTCTGATGCTTTATCTATATCATCAGGATGACCGATAACCATTCGTTGCCAAATTTCACGAAATATTAGTCGTGCTTTCTTATAAGACATTCCCACAACCCATATACGCTTATTAGGTTGGGATGCTACATAGGTAGCCTCCATTGCACTCGCCCAAGTCTTTCCAAATCTTCTCCCACATACCACAACTTGAAACCTTGCATCGTACTTTACAGGGTAATGTAGAGGGATTTGTCCCTTATGTGGTTTGTAACCTAAATAATCAAACCATTTTTTCTTAAATTCGTAATTTTTTTCTTGCATTAGATTACTTTACTAACTTACATTATGGTATTACTTTAATGCAAGGATAAATCTTGCATTTTCACAACTCACTGAAGAGGTAAAAATGTCTGAAGAAACGACCATCGAAACAGATGTAAAACAGGAAGCCGTCACACAAGACGAAAACAATGTACCAATATCAAGGCTTAATGAAGTTATTTCCGAGAGAAATCAACTGAGAAATGATATGAAAGCCTTACAAATAAAAGAGGAAGAAAAGAAAAGGGCAGATTTAGTAGATCAAGAAAAATGGCAAGAGCTTAATACTGAGCTAACTAAAGAAGTAGAATCCTATAAATCTTATAAGGATAAATGGGAGAATATGGATGCTAAGATCAGAGAAACTGCTTTATCAAAACTTCCTGAATCTAAACGAGAAAAATTTTCTAGTGTTGAAACAGAAGTTCTTTTGGATATTGTTGAAGAATTTGCAATTGAATCAGGAAAGGATAATCCTCCAGATAGGCAAGGAACTATTCCTACTGAAAAAATTGCAGATTGGACTGATATGGATGCTGTCAATAGAAGAAGGAATTGGAATACAATACTAGAGTCATATATAAAAAGGTAAAATAAATGGCTAAACATTATCAAGGTAGTCCAGTAACGACTACAACAGATCAACATTTTATTCCTGAAATTTGGGCTGATGGGATTTACAAATTCTTTGAAAGAAAAACAGTCTTTCGTGGATTAGTAGATGATTATTCTGCTTTGGTGGCAGGAAAAGGCTATGGAGATGCGATCAACATCCCTGAAATGAGTCTTGTTAGTGCTTCAGATAAAAGTGCTGGTTCTGATGTATCTTATGATGCAACTGCAACCACAACAACTCAGTTAGCAATTAATAAACACAAATATGTCGCAAAGTTATTTGAAGATGTAGCATTAATTCAATCAGAGGCTGATTTGGTAGAAAAATACAGTAGAATGATGGGTGAGGCTCTTGCTCGTCAAGTAGATGCTGATATTTGGGCAGAGTTAGATGGCTTAAATAGCTCTCAAGCTCTTTCTGCTGATGATACTTTGACTGCCGCAGTTTTTGAATCAGCTTTAGCTACTCTAGGTGAGGCAGATGTGCCTTATATGGATGGAGAGTGTGCAATGGTTGTTAATCCAACTTTATTTGCAGACATTTTAAATCCTTCTGCTGGTATCGCTCAATACTTCATTAGAAATGATGCAGTTGGCGAAGGTAACAGAGGACTTCGTTCTGGAATGGTCGGCTCACTTTACGGAATTGACGTATATATGTCAAATACTGTAAGTACAGCAGGCACAAGTTCAACAATATCAGGTGCTATATTCCATAAAAGTGCATGCGTTTTCGCTTCACAACAGGAAGTTAGAGTTCAATCAGAATATTCTGTTGATGCTCTTGGTACTAAAGTTGTTGCAGATTTATTATATGGTTGTAAAATCATAGATGATTCTGATAACAAAAAAGGTGTTAAGTTTACTAACGTAGACTAATGATATTTGGGGGTATGGTTAGCCCTGCCCCCATACACTTGGAGATATTATGCAATATTGGAAAAAACCTAGCTTGGGTAAAATTGAAAGACTTGAAGAAGATATATTAAAAAAACATCCTGAAAAACTTGATGCATTAAAAGAAAAAGGTTATGAAAGAGTAATGGGAGAATCTGATTGGAGTTTATACAAGAAACCTAGCACTGCAAAAAAAGCAGTTAAAAAATTAAAAAAGAAATTAAAAAAATAAGATAAAGCACGATCTCGTTCACGCTTTGTCATTAGCTTAGAGAGGAAGAAAAATGGCAAACCTACATACACATTCCGTACAGGAAGCACTTAACGCAACAACAGGTGGTACTTGGACAGTATCTTCAGCAGGTACAGCAGGAAGTTCAGCAGATGTTGCAAACACATCACATAAACTATTAGCAAGCAGTACGGCAACGCTTGGTATTTATTCAGTAGTAGAGATATATTATAATTTTACTACATCTGAAACTAATGTTAATGCTAGTAATGACTTACTAATACCAGCAAACACACAATTTTTTATAACTGTTCCTAGAGGGCTAGGTAATACAGTTTACTTTAATTATAACAGTACTAGCACCACTACTGGTGCAGTAAGAATGGTAGAGATTTAAAATGTTTGGTTCAATGGGACAAACCAATGTCAAGAATCTTGGCAATGGTGGTACAATAGATGGCGATTTAGTAGTTACTGGTGATTTACAAGTCTCTGGTGGTGGCTCACTTTCATTTGATGAGATCATAGAAGGTACATCACAAGTAAAGGTTACAAGTACTTCTGCATTTTTAGTTGAAAAAGCTGATGGAACAGATGTCTTTAAAGTAGACACAACTAATTCAAAAGTAATTGCACTTGAATTAGATATTTCTGGGAATGTAGACATTGATGGTACTACCAATTTAGATGTAGTAGATATTGATGGTGCAGTTGATATGGCTAGTACATTAACTGTAAATAGCAATACCACAATTACAACTGCTGACAATACAGATACATTAACACTTATATCTACGGATGCTGATTCAAATTCAGGGCCGAATTTAAGATTATATAGAAATTCATCCTCTCCAGCAGACTCAGATGTTTTTGGTCAAATAGATTTTGAAGGAAGAAATGACAACAGTCAGGATTTTGTCGGTGCTATGATAAAAGTAGTTACTGGTGATGTATCAGATGGTTCAGAAGATGCTCAGATAGAATTTGATGTTATGACTGCTGGTACCTTACGAGAGTATATGAGAATGGCGTCTGGCTCTACTCCAGCAGTTATATTTAATCAAGATAGCCAAGATATAGATTTTAGAGTATTATCAGATAATCTAGACCCAGCTTTTCTTGTTCAAGGTTCAGATGGTAACGTGCAAATTGGTAGTGCCGCAAGTACAGGTAAACTTCAAATTACAAGGTCTCCTTATAATGGAGCTATTGATGTAGACCAATTTAAAGCTATAACAATGTTTATGGATGGAGATTCATATTGGGGACAAAAAGCACAATTTAAATTAGGAAGATGGGAAAATTCCGCTGGAAGTCATTCAAGGTCATCTTTACAAATTGCTTTGGCTCATGCAAATGTAGCAGATGCCACAGATGCAGATGTTAATGTTATGACTTTACTTTCGGATGGCAATGTCGGAATAGGCGTTGAAAGTCCAGAAGCTAAAGTTCACATTCAGCAAACCACAGCCGATTATGCTTTACATATAGACAATCCAACAAATACAACAAACTATGGTAATGGAATATTTATAGGAGTTCAAGATGAAAATGATACATCTTATCCATTATTTATTAAAACAAATAGCTCTACATTAGACGAAAGTGCTGGAAATGTTAGGTTTGCTGTTCGTGCAAATGGTCGAGTTGGTATCGGTGGAGTTCCTACAACATCATCTTTAGACATAATTAGGTCAAATGATTCTCAACCTCACCTTTCATTACAACAATCAGAAGGAAGTGGTACTACTTATAATATATTGAGTGATGATGCTGGTTCTTTCTCAATTAGAGAAGCTAGTGATACAAGACTTAAAATAGATACTAATGGAAATTCTACATTTTATAATTCGGTAAGTATTGAAGGTTCTACAGGTAGATTAACTATAAAAAGTACTGACACATCTGCTGGAGATGCTGTACTTGCACTTGTAGCTGATAATGCTACTGCTAATGGTGACTTTTGGCAAATTGAAGCTGATGGAAGTACTACTAAGCAATTAAAATTTCAAAGTTTTGCTAATGGAAGTGCGTATGTACCTTATTTAATTTTAGATGCCAACTCCAGAATCTCACTATCTAATAATAGTGGTAGTGGTGCATATAATACAATATTTGGCTATTTAGCTGGAGATGACATCGCAAGTGGGGGGAATTATAACTGCTTATTTGGGCAACAAGCTGGTGCTGACATTACTAC